AGTCCAATAATTTATGCCACGATTAGCCCATTCAGAAAATAATAAATTTAGACTTCTACGAGCAGATATGGCTTGGTCTCCAGTTCTTGTCTGAATATCAAGACCACATCTTTCGTAAGATTCAGTTATTATTTCTTCTATATTTGGTCTAAATGCAACTGTTCCAGAAGTAGCCATTTACTGCACCTTATAGTTTTTCTTCACTCTCATAACTATTTGGTAACTATCATTTGCCGCCGCTCCAGTTGTAGTAAATGCTACATCACCAGTTGGATTAATTAATGTTGCACCATTACCCATAGCATCGCCATGAACAGTGCAATAATAATACAAGAATGGTGTATCTGCAGTTGTTACAATAGTTGTCTTAGCACCTGCTTGTCCCGGTGTTCCAGTAGATGTAATCCCAGTCGTATAAGAAGCTCCACCAGCACCTAGTTTAAAAGCAATTGGGTGTCCTGCATTTGAACCATTTGATTGGTCAAAAATGTAAGTGTGATTTTTTAACAAATTTATTGGAGGAGCAGTCACTCCACCAAGTGCAAACTTATTAACACCACCATCATTAACAACTGTAACTGCATATGTGCGAGTTGCTTCTGTTAATTCTGTTGTAGATGGTAATCCACCCGTATCTGTAAAATCAAACATACCACTTTGGTCTTCTGTAAGATTTAACATTATTGGGTCTTGAGTATCTCCCTCTTTTAAGACTTGAACAGTCATACCTGCAACATTAAAATTACAACTTAGTATTCTTATACCAGTGCAATCTTCACCATTAGAGTTTTTATCAAGTGTAGAGACATCAATTTTACCTACCGCAGACTCATTGCCAGTATCTACATATTGATAATTAAATTGAAAAACAGCTTCTCTTACGTTATCTGACTGTTTCTTAATTGAAACTATATCTGCCATTTAAAACTCCTATTAAGAGGCTGTGTCATATCCATGAATTGTTATAACAATTCTACCTGCAGTATAATCAGCATTGGTTGCTGAACCAGCTACTAAATATAAATATTGGTCTGCTACTATTGTACCACCTGCAACCCTTGAACCTGCTGTAAGGTCTCCACTATTTATTATTAATGTTTCTGTTAAAGCAGTAATGGCAGTATCTTCTACACCTGTTGCTTCTGTAGCAGAATACAAATCAATGTCTGGGTCGCCACCTGCAGGAGTTTCAAAACATTCTATATTTACACCAAAGACTGTTCCAGTATCTTCTGTGGTAACTCTACCAATATAAGCAACACCAGTACCTGATTTACCAATAATATCACCTGCCGCACTTGATGCCAAACCAGTTAAATCAATCATAAGAGTTGTTTTAACAATGTTTACATTTGTATCTGTATCACTTTTAAATCTTTCAACCTGTGTAAGGTAAGTTTCTGCAGTACCTTCTATTCCAGCACTACCTAATGCTTCGGTTGCCATTTTATTACCACTGATAACTGTTATTTTACCAGATGTAGCATTTTTTGAAATTTGTTCGTAACCGTTTATTGAACGAACTGGACCAGAAAAAGTTGTATTAGCCATGTCAATCTCCTTGTCTTGGCAAATGTCAGTCACTTAATGTAACTGTCAAGGTTGAGTTTAGAATAGAGAGGGAATAAATCCCTCCCTAGTATTAGTTGTTAGGCACCTTCTGTACCAAATAAGCCTCTCCAATCGGTAAAACCGAATGAATATCTTTCACGTACTTTATAACGGACATTACCTGTCTCAAAGTCGCCTTCAACACCTCTTTTAAGAGGAGACCTTTGAAACATTTTCAATCCATCTGGCACATCTGTCTTGATATAGAATGCATCACTATCTGTTAATCTCCTCATGATATGAAAACCTTGAGGTAAATAAGAACCAGTTTTGATAGCATTTATGTCATTATCAGCAGTACCAACTCTCAAATCACTATTCAATATTCTTTGAGCAGTAAAGGTATAGGCAGTAGGGATAATTAACATTTGCCCTTGTGCCGCAATTCTTAGACCTTTATCGTCTTTCATATCTGCAATTTGAATTAAAAGTGATTCTAAAGATGTTTCACTTAAATCCGCCGCAGTCCCCAAAGTATTACTCTGGAGTCCGTTTTGTGTTGGGTGTGATTGAGATAACAAAGCTACTCCATCTCCACCTGCAAAAGCACCTGCCGCAGTTGAATTGTTTAAAATGTTTGCCGCTTTAATTTCCTTAGTAGCTGACATACTTCTAGCTAATGCCTTTGTATATCTTGAAGCGATTGAACCATATAGTCCATCTTCTTCTGCTTCTTCGGTAATTGAAAACGCCAAAGCGACTGTTTCATGTTGGTATCTAGCAGTCCATTGCTGAGAAGCCGTATCGTAAGAAACTGGAGCACCTTCGTTCTTTGTTGGTGCATTACTAAAACCAGTTAACAATACATCTTCTTCAAAAGCTTTGTTTGATGTGTTTGCATCAAAAACTTTTGCAAATTCTGCAGGATAACTATCGTACTCTAAGCCAAAAAGGGTATTTAAACCCGGCTCAAGCATTTTCGCAAATTGCGCTCTATTCATAGCCATTGTTTAAATCTCCTATATTCCAGCTGTTGCTTTAAGCAGATGTTCATTAATAAGAACTTCTAATTGTGCATACTGACCCATTGCGTTAGCAGGTCCGTCCCACAATGCGATTATCTTACACGTTGCAGTTCCGTTCGCCATTGTACCATTCAAACTGAAACCAGATTGACCAGTCTGTGTAGAACCTGCACCTGCAACAACATCAGCACAATTACCGATATTTGTTTGAGCAGGTGTTCCTGCAGATTGTATACGATACACGATATAAGGGTCATCATATATATATGCAATTATATCTGTTGCCACAGTTCCAGTAGGCCAGAATTGTGAGTATACGTAACTTCCATCACTTGCTGTGTATGACACACCTGCAAATACACCGATGTTATTAACTTCGGTTGCTGTATGTGGAGTAATTTGACCATTCGCATCAAGGATACATAAATCCCCAGTAAAAATGTTTTCAGCTAAACCACTAGCTATTGTATATTTGTTTGCTCTTGGTGCATTACCACTTGAATGACGAATTGGTATTAAACCATAGGCGCTATTAACATTTGCCATTTATTTAGTCCTTTTCATTATTAAAAGTGTTAATCTTCCATGGCAGACACCCTGCCACGACTAGATGAGCTTTTTCTATCTTGATAGATAGTTTGCCCAGAACGACGACCTAATGAATCTAATTCACCAGAAAGAGCATCATTTTGTTGGTCTGATTTTTCACTGTAATATGCCTTCATAGATTGATGTTTTTCATCTGGCATTTCACAAAGAACCATTCCTTCAATTCCTATACAACCAACCCATTGTCCGTGATTAATTGTAGGGAAATTCTGTTCTTTCACTGTATCAGATTTCCTTGGTTCCCAACCTTCTCGCATACGTTTGTATACGTTATCGGGAGTTTCTTTACCCAGAATCGTGGTAGCAACCCATCGTTGTTTAAACCCCGGTCGTGCTTGTGGAGCATCCAACAATGCAGGTGGAGTCCAACTTGTTTGAGGTCTTGTTTCCTCATCTCGCATTGAAATCCGCAAATCACCTCTTCCATTCTTGTTTGACATATTATGTATCCTTCCTGCTTAAAGTGTTGATTTCTTTAGCATATTTTTTGATATGCTCAGGGTCAGTTATACCTAATTCTCTTGCCATTCTCAATTGGTCCGAAGTCATTTTAACTCTGTTTCCGCGATAAACCTGACCACCTGTAGTTGGTGCAACTGCTTGTCTACTTTGTCTTGGTCTTGTTACAGAAACCTCTGTATTTGATATTAGCTCGGGAAAACTCTTTTGTAAACGATTATTTAACTCATTATAATATTGAGCATCATTTTTATCAAAGCCTTCTATATCTAATTGCACATCTATAGCCCTTGCCATAGCAGTTTCTTTTTCAAAACCTTTAGAATTAAACCAATTATTATCCTTCCACCACGTCATGGCTTTCTCTGGTGCAGGGTTTGTTGCTTGTTGTTGTGCCCTACCAACATTTGGAGAATTTGTTTCGGTTTGTACTTTATTTGCTTTTGCTTGATTTTGTAAGGCGATTGCTGTTTTTATATCAACTAATTCTTCGTTGAATTTAATTTGTTGGTCAGTATCACCTTCTTCAATGGCTTTTCCAAGTGCTCTTTTAACCAAATTATAATGTTCAGCTAATTGATTTTGCCCTTGTGTTTCGTTTGACTTTTCTATTTTTTCAAGTCTTTTTGCCATTTGAGACATTTGCATTTGTAATGCCTCTTTTTCTTCATCGCTAGTTTTTTTCTCTTGAATTAATTTCTTAATTCTTTTTTGTACGGCTTGACTATAATCTGCATCACCTATTTCTGGCTTTTTCTCGGTTTTTGCCTCTATAGGTTTTTTTTCTTCTTTTACAGATACTTCGTCTACAACTTCTATTTCTAGTTCTTGTTCTTTTAATTTATTCTTACTTTCTTCAATACTTTCATTAATTTCAGCATTGACTTCATTAAGAACACTTTCTTGTATTGTATCTTCCATGGTTGCGACCTCCAAGTTTCGCATTAAATATAAGCGGTTATTTGTACACCATCTGGCAAGATTGAGGTAATCTCGTCATCATTTAGTAAAATAAACCTAACATTGTTCACAACAATCTTTTGTCCTGCATATTTGCCATACGTAACAAAGTCGCCGACTTGAGGTGTTGTTTGTTGCTTCCATCTTTCGCCTGTGTCTCTATCTCTATAAGCTAATTCGCCTCTAGCAACGACATAACCATGAGCAGTTAGAATTTGCTGATTATCTTTAGCAGATTCTGGTAATATTATACCACTTTTGGTTTGTGTTGATATATCGGCAGGTTGAATTAGTATTTTCCAGTTTAAAGGCTTTGGAAGTTGGTGTGATGCAATAGTTGCCTTAGACAAACTATCAGCATAAATTTTATCTCCGTGTTGATGAGTCACGCTATTCATCTCCTATATTTATTTGTTTTATTGTTTCGTCAATAATCTCGCAAGACTCTTCTAGTCCTTGTGCTATACCGACGTTCTTATGATATGCTTGAAAATCTGAAATACGACCTTCAACCATACTTTCCGCTATTTCCGCTTTCTTCTTCAGTAGGTTCTTCTTTATCTGTTTTAATAGGTCTGTCGTGTTCATTTATTGATGCCTCCCCAGACATAGAAACACCAGTAACATTAATAGTTACATCTTTTTGTTCCTTATTTTCCATATCTTTTAACCACTTTCTTTTTTGCTTTAAGTTTTTTAACTTTTGGTTTAACCATCTTTGATTTACCATATTTCATTTT